TAGTTGTGTTTTCAAATCTTCAATCTCCACGAATAACCGCCTCTACTTTCTCTGTAAATTTCCGGATAGCTTTCTGTTCTGCCGGTTCGATATGTTTAATGGCTCTAGTTCTGCCACCGCCACGCTTTGCATGTCCGTGTTCCAGAAGGTGTGTCAGCCGATAATGTTCTTTATTGTGAACAATGTATTTTGTCGGTTCACCCGGCCGGCCTTTCACTTTTGAAATGGTCCAGCTTTTTGCATAATCGCCTTCATCTTTCGGGCTGGTGACTTTCAGCTGTTTCTGACATTCCTTCGCTGCATCCAGGCCGGCTGTTGTAATGCCTTGCGTTACGGTTTCGGTATAACCTATCAAAGCCTCTGCAATGGCATCAGCCATCCCATCCAGTGTTATGATTTCCGGTGTCATTTCTGCAGCCCTGCTTTCTTCGTTCCGGTCAGTTCAATCAAACCATCAGAGCGTTCATAGGTGCGTGTGATGGCATACCGGATGCCCTCAAATTCCATGATTTCTTCTCCGGAATATTCAAAGGTATTTGCAATTAACACAATATCTGGCCGCAGAAATTTTTCACCATAACCATAAAAGGCTCTACGATCAACCGATAATTCTTTACAGAAAATTTCCTGCATTCTTTCACCAGCAATTAAAATACATACATCGTCCAGTGATAACATATCATTCATCGGCATTACCTCCTGCACGATTTCGCATTTTTCGGTTCATTAGTCGTCTTTTTAAATTGTTGGACATAGGCACATCTTCCTGCCGTTTTCGATATTGCCAGGCGGCATAATCGGAAAGCAGCATCTGATCATCCGCGCTAGTCAAATCAACAGAAATTCCTTTGCGTTTCAGTTCCAGAACTGCTGCTTCCAGAACGGCATTAAAATATTCATCGCGTTTATCGGTTGAAACACCTAAATCCAGCTTTAATAGTTTTAATACCTGCTTCAATTATGCCACTCCCTTATTACTCTTCTTCACTCGCTGCAGCAGCAGAAGCAGAAGCATTTGCTTTATCTTCTGCAAAATCCATTGCAGTTGTCACTGCAGTGTTTTTCACATTCAGCATATAGAAGCTTTCAGCAATTACAGGAACGCCATCATATCTGGCTACACCTTTTACAACTGTCATATCTTCAATGAATTTTGCATGTTCAGATGCAGAGATAGCAGCGCCTTCACGTTCTGCCAGCAGATACATATCACCATAGCCGCCTACAATATCACCATCCGGCATAAAGTCCAGTGTAACGATATCACCGCCGATTACCGGCATTTCATTGTTCATACCGCTTACCAATGCACCAGCTGCATTAAAGTTCAGGAACTCAGACAGTAAATATGCTTTTGTTTTGTTGGACATGCAATGGAAAGATGCCCCGTTGCTCTTTTCACCGTCACAATTACCAAATGCTACAATTACTGCACCCATTAATGCAGTTCCGGTTTTGTCTGTTTTGCTGATGTGTGTTGCGCTTAAATTCTTCCATTCAGGTGCATGTTCGCTGTAATTTTCCGGCTGTGTTGTCTGTGCCAGTCTGGTAGCAATACCCATTGGCTGTTTTGTGCCTTTCCCATAGATAATTGCTTTGTCCAGTGCAACGCCGATAGCATGACCCAGCTGCTGAATAATTTCGTCCAGCAGATTTTCGTCAGAATCCTCCAGAACGCTGTTCGGCAGTGCTACATAGCCGCCCACTTTGTACCCATCTAATTCCACCTGATTGAATACAATGTTCAGTTCATTCAGAACGCCTTTCATTTCTGTCCATACACCTTCCGGAACTGTGCCGGTTACATTCTGTCTTGCTTTCCCTTTTACAGATTTCAGATTAACTTTTGTAATCAGTTTGGAATGTTCTTTCACATTATCACGGATTAAATCCAGAACTACTTCCGGAATTGTTAAGTCTGCGCCTGTCACACTGCGTTTTTCAATTGCTCTTTCTCTGGTACGTTCCAGAAATTCTTTTACATCAGTTCTTGCCATAAATGTGCTTCTTTCTTCCTGGCTCATACCAAACAGTTTTCTTTTTTCCATTGTTACAACGCCCCCGTTTTCTCTTTTTTCTTTGTTTGCATTTTCTTTTGCCTTCTCTGCGCGTTCATCCAGATCGGCTAATTCGCTTTCAATTCTTTCAATTTCAGCATTAATACTGGATTTTTTATCCTCAATGCCAGCTTCTTCAACTTCTTTTTCCAACTGTTCGATACTTTCACCGACTGTATTCATATCTTCTTCAGTTGTTGCTTCGTCCAGTGCCGCTGCCAGCTGTTCCTCTCTGGTTTTAAATTCAGCTTCACGCTGTTCCAGTGCTTCTAATGCAGAACGGTTCTGTTTTAATTCTTTTTCCAGTTTTAATCGTTTTAACATTTAATCGCCTCCAGTTTTGTTTTCAATGCCTTTCTGCGGGCATCTAATCTTTGATTTCTTTGTTTCTGTCTTGCCTGAATTTCTGTCTGTGGATATGCAGGGAATGTGCATACAGAAATTTCACTGACATCTGCTCGCAGAACCGACCAATGCCAGATATCGTTTTCAATCGTGCAGTCTTCGTCCTCCGGCCAGAAGCCAAAAGAGCAGCCTGTGATATCTCCACGCGAAACTCTGGCATATACATCCATCGCCATACTGTCTGCCTCGTTAATTTCAACTTTCCCCCACAGCCCATAATCATCAGATTTCAGTTCCAATGTACCAGCTGAAACGCGGCCCATAACATTATCACTGTTATGGTTAAACAGGCATCGAATATCGTTATTTTTTACTGCATCATCCAAAGCACCGGCTTTAATCTGCTCAAACCAACCTGGCCACAGTTCAGTTTCCTGATTGTATACAACAAAATAACCTTCGATGTATTTTTTCCCGCTGTCTTCTGACCGGATTTTCAATCCAGACTGAAAATAGGCGCGTCTTTCCTCTTTACTCACCTTTCTCACCACCTTTCAGCTTTTTCTGTTCTCCTACTTTGCCAACCGGGATATAGTTTTCCAATACGTTGTATTCGTTCATTGCCTCGTCATCGACAGGCGAATAATCGAATTCTGCACGGCCTTCATTTCGGTTCAACATGCCGTCTTTCACCATCTCTGTCACAAAGGTCATACGTTCCTGCAGATTGTACTGTTTGAGTGATTTTGAATTGAATTTGAAATACCAGTCATCCCTGAATAATAATTTTTTGGATAACTCCTGCTCAATCACTCTGGCAATGCTCATGACAGTTGTCTCGATAAAGTTGTTGTACTCGTCTTTGTTGAAATCTCCAATACCGACCATAAAGCCTGGCACACCAAAGACGGAAGCAACAACCTTTTTGTCAAGCTGCAGACTGTCTTGAATAGCTAAATCGTTCAACGTAAGCGGCTGCACGGTTTTTACATCTACTTCTCCAGCAGGAATCAGCCACGGTTCCCCAGCCTCTGTTGTATCTGTATAACTGCCAAGAATCTTTGTACGCTGTTCTTTGTTTTGCAGTTCCTCTGCATCGGCTGTTACGCTGATAATCAAAGACGGTTTCCATTTACTTTTCATATATCCTGTTTTCGTAGCTTCAGCCTGCATGATATTCTGCAGCGTGTTTTTCATCATCACTGCATAGCCCTGACCCCTGAACGGATAATTATCATCTGGAATCAATGGAAAATGTAATACCTCATCCGGGCTGAATGTCTGACCGTGATAATGTACAGAATAACCTCTGTTTGCCTCCGGCCAGAATGTAGTCTGGTGCGCATTCCAGATATCCAGATTATCCAGTAGTTCACCTTTGTACTCTGGGTATACAACACTGTTTCCTGTTACCAGCATGTCCGTTGCAATTTTGTAAATAAAATTCTTTCGGCCCATGTACAAATTCGGGTAAATATCCATCTTTTTTGATAACTCGTTCCGGATCCGTTTGTCACCATTATCACCATTTTCCATGAGCATAATGGTCATACTGGAAACCGCATCGGCAATTTTATGGATACATTTTCTGATTTCCTCGTTTCTGGATAATGGTATATATCCGCTTGGACAAAGAACATCACTCATGTCTCCACTGGTCAGCCAATAGGCAATTGGATTTGGACTGACTGTAGCTGCAGCCCTGTTTTTCTGCTTTTTCTTTTTACTAATCGTCCTCACCACCTTTCAATCAAAACCAGTTTTGCAATTTCCCGCTTTCCATATCTTCCAACATGCGTACACATGCAAAAACAGCGGCATCGAAAATATCAATCCGCTGTTCCGGGAAAATCTTTTCATACTGAATCATATCGTCAGTTTTCTCAATAGCAGCCACATTCTGCACACAGTATTCGAATGCATCTGAATGCAAATAATACAGCTCACCGTTTTTGGCTTTGTTTTCAATATGTCGGAACCCTTCAGACTTTTTATAAAAGTACTGAGGCTGGTCAACAATCTGGAATCCTGCTTTCTTCATGCCTAGAAAATATTCTCTGCAGAACTTGCGGTCATGACCGACTTGCTTAATTTTGAAACCTTTATGCCTCATTCCTTTATACCACTCAATTACTTCCGCATGATTAACAGTTGGACCATTGCTCATATCAAGCCATCCATCATCTTTCCAGCCGAACAATGGAATATTGTCTTTTTCTGCTTTCTCATGTGCTGCAACAATTGGAAACCAGGCATGCGGAATAATAATATCGACATCATGATTATTACCATCTTTATCCTTGAATTTGTAATTACCATAGAGCACTGCTGCTGTGAGGTCATACAGTTTTGAAAGGTCAGAACCTCCATACCATTTAATCGGCAGTTTTATTAAATCATCTAAGGTCCAGCTGTATTTACTATCACTTGCCTGAAACTCTTTGATGTTGAAGTATGCCTTCTGGGCTGCTGTGTAAACATTCAGAGATTTGGCAAAGAAGTCTTTTCTCAGCTGCGGATCATTGAGCGCCTGCATTGAATCATTCAAAATATCATTCGGGCGAATAGAGACACCGTATGCAGGATTCGCCATCTGATGCACAATCGGATTTGTAAAATCTACATTTCCTTTTTCATCCTCTGGCGCTTTACAGATGAATACGAAATAGGTTTCATCTGTAATGGAACCATCTAAAATCTGCATACATACTTTCAATTTTCTATAGCAGAAGCTGGTCATATCATCGCCGGCTGTTGTGATACCAATCATCAATTTATTGGTGTAGGCTTTCATTGCCTCTTTGATGATGTTATACTGCTTCGGGCTTTTGTAGGCGTGAATTTCATCGGCAATAGCAATGTTACAGTTCAACGAATCCTGCGCATCCGGGTTCGCTGCCAGTGCCTGAATGAACAAAAAACCATCATCACCAATTTCACCGGTGATGCTGTGCTCCTGATTGTTATTTAACACACGGAAATTTTCTTTCTCGCCCATCTGCTCCAGGTTGTAATCGATAAAGTTGAAACTTTCCAGCGCCTGTTTCAAAGCAGCTGCTACGATATAAACCTTACTGCCGGACCGGCGTTCCAGAAGTCCAAGCGCCCATGCAAGGCCAGCAGCAAAAGACGTTTTGATATTCTTTCTGGGAATATAGATAAACGCTTCTTTGTACCTTCTGATTTTGGTACCGGTATGATAGAACCCCAGCAGGTTATAAACAATGAATTTGTGAAACGGTTCCAATAAAAAAGGCTCACCGCGCAATGGTGAACCATCTAATCTCTCGCCCTGGGCGTGACAGAATGTTTTTTCAATTATTTTTATAACAAATTCCGCATCTTTTGGGTTGAAATCATACTCCGGATTGTCCAGATCTGACAGAAATCTTTCACACGCCTGTATGTTTTCCTCGCAAGCAATTTTGCAACCGTATACGATACTTTTAGCATACTGCATGACCACCGGGTAGTTGGTAAATTTACTGTAATTCATTCAACACAGCCCCCAGTTTACTTGCATTTTTCTTTTTAGTATCTGCCCTGATTTTCTTTAATCCGGCAGGGTTTAATCCCAGCACTGTTTCATGACTCAGAATATCCTTACGGATTGTTTCCAGCGCTTGATACTCCGCAGTTTTTCGAATATTGGTTGCGCCAGCTTTGTTCGTATATTCTTCGGTCACTTGAAACCCGTTTTCCGTGAATCGCTGATTCAAAATATCGTACAAATAACGAAGCTGTGCATAGGCATTTATAGTAGCGGAAAACTCTGGTCGATAAACACCCAGAGCTGTCATTTCTTCAACTGTTTTTTTCTTAATTTTGTTGATTGCTTTTTGTTCTTTTGTCTGCGCCATTTTCCCGCTACCCCCTTTTCTGAAAATTCGCGCACTATTGGAAAGACTTCCCCGCTCCGTTCCCCACGGTTCAAAAATTACCGTCTAACCCCGGGGGGATATCGCTTCCCGCCCTTCTCTGGATGGCGTTTATTATGACATGCTGCACATAGACTTATTAGATTACTGGACTCAAATGCCAGCTCCGGATACTCATCCACATGTTTGATATGATGTACCTCTGTAGCATCAACCCGTTTGCCATATCGTTTGCAATCCTGACATAAATATTTATCTCTACGCAAAATCTGTTCGCGTTTCTTTTTCCATCTCTTTGATTTATGTATATCTGTCATTATTCCACCTACTCTACCCTAACGAAAAAAGCAGGCCATCACTGGTCTGCTCTTT